ACCTTCACGCATGAAAAACATTTTTGCTGGTGTCGATTTGAAATATGGTTTGATTCCAGTAAACAAGCCCGGCCCTAAGTATGGCCCGGCCCAACAAAGCCCAGGTGAGCGCAATGCTGCCGTTGCATACAATAAAAAATTAGCAGCTCAAAAAAGAGAAGAATTGGCAACCCTAGCAGCCAAGAACAAGGCCACGCGAGAAGAAGCTCAAATGAAGAAGGATCAAGCTGCCCTTGATGCCCTTAAAGCTAAGTTTGACTTGGAGCGCATTGGGCTAAACGCGGCATTAAATCAAGCTACTGACGAGGAGACAAAAGCACGCATTCGTGCTCAAATTGCTATTCTTGATGAGACTGGCAAGACTGCACAAGCTGCCAATGATGCCTTGGTCAAGGCTCAGGCCGACAAGCTAAAACAAGAAGTAGAAGCAACCACGGCATTGAATAATCTTGCTAAATCTGCGGCAGGTGCGGCAGGTTCCCTGACCAATCTTTCGAGTTATTTTGCTACTTTTAAGGGTTCGGCAGCTTCAGCCGTAACTAACTTGGGCACAACTGCACAAGCGGCATTAGGTGGATTTGTGCCATTTGTAGGAGCAACCAATGCATCCTTAGGCATTACTGGAGACGGTACAAACATCACGCCAACAATTCCTTCAACTTCAGGTTTAGGACTTAATGGCACTGGCAATCAATTGCCCATCGGAGTCACAATTAATGTCAACACGGGCCCATCAATGGCTGATGAAAATACCATCGTTGATGCCGTACAAGATGCCCTGAATGAGATTGCCCGCCGTGGATATTTGACCACTTACGCAGGCGCATTGCCAGCATGACAATTCCAACAATTAACGCTTTCATAAATTTCAGCACGGGCCCAAGCTTTGCCCAAGCCATGATTTTGGATCAAGGCTTTTTGGACACAAATGTTTTAGCTGATGCAGCCGCAGTTATTGTTGATGTGTCTGATGTTGTGGATTCAATAAACACTAGGCGTGGCCGTAATGCGCAAGCCGACCAATTTCAAACCGGGACACTTTCATTGCGCATTGTTGACCAAAATGGGTATTTCAATCCAATGAACATTTCGGGGCCCTACTATCAGCTTCTAACTCCAATGCGTAAGGTTCAAATCACTGCTACCTACGGGGCCGTGACTTATCCTGTCTTTAGTGGATTCATTACTTCGTACAGTACGACCACTCCACAATCAAGCGTTGGAGATGTTGTTTACACTACAATTCAGGCCGTTGACGCTTTCCGATTGGCTCAAAATGCTCAGATTTCAACTGTGGCGGGAACCAGCGCAGGACAATTGACGGGCGCAAGAATCAACAACTTGTTGGATGCCATATCTTGGCCAAATTCCATGAGGGATGTAGATCCGGGGCTGACCACGGTCCAGGTTGATCCAGGCACGGCGCGCACTGCACTTCAAGCATGTCAAACGGTCGAAACTACCGAATATGGCGCATTTTATGTTGATGCATCGGGTTCATTTGTCTTTCAAGACCGCAACTTAACTGCATCAAGCGTGGCAGCCGCGCCCGTTGTATTTAACGATAACGGAACGGCTATTGATTATTTTAACGCCGTATGGGTAACAAATGACACCCTTGTTTACAATGAGGCCAACATTACTGCCACAGGCTTGGCCACTCAGACCGCCTCCGATGCTGCAAGTATTGCCAAGTATTTCTTGCACTCTTACAACCAGCAAAATTTATTAATGCAGGATACTGCTACTGCCCTCAATTATGCACAGGCTTATGTAGCTTCCAGGGCTGAAACAAGCGTGAGATGCGATGAAATCCAGTTAGATTTATACACCAACAATTACAATGCCGGCATAATTGCAGCCCTTGACCTTGATTATTTTGATCCAGTGACTATTACGACAAATCAGCCTGGTTCAACTACGCTAACAAAAACCCTGCAAGTATTCGGCAAATCTATGGAAATCACGCCAAATTCTTGGCGAGTTAAAATGACGACACTTGAACCCATAATTGATGGTTTCATTCTAGATAGCACTTTTTACGGTATTCTTGATACCGGTGTGCTAAGTTACTAAGGAGTATAAATGTCTACAAAACAGACTTTCACAACAGGGCAAGTCTTAACGGCTGCACAAATGACAACCTTGCAGGCTGCTGCTTTCCAGGAATCTACCTACACCGCTAAGACTGCCTCATATACTTTTGCTTCAGGTGATGAAGGCAACATCTTCTCCATGAACAACGCTGCAACGCAGCAATTTAACATTCCAACAGATGCAACTTTTAATTTTGCAATAGGCACAGAAATTAATGTGTTTTGGATTACTGGCGCAGGTCAGCCAACAATCGGCGCGGTAACACCAGGCACAACCACAGTGATTTCAACTGGTGCAACAAGTGCAACACCTAAACTGCGTGTTGCTAACTCAGGCGCAACTTGTAAAAAATTAGCTGCTAATTCTTGGATTGTATTTGGAGACATTGCATAATGACACCAATGCTGGGAATTATGGCGAGTGCTATTAGTGGTAATTTAGGTATTCCGCTCAGTGTTGATTATCTCGTTGTTGCAGGCGGTGGCGGCGGTGGAAACTTTGGCGGTGGCGGCGGCGGTGCGGGCGGTTTGCGTTGCACAATTACTGCAACTGGCGGTGGTGGTACTTTAGAAACTGCTCTTAGTTTAAAAACATCTATCAACTACACAGTAACAGTGGGCGCAGGTGGTGCTGGCACATCAACAGGTTCGACCAATGATTGCACAAGTGGTAGCAATTCTGTATTTTCTACAATAACCTCAACAGGCGGTGGTTATGCCGCGTCAATTGGAAGAGTAGCAGCCACAGGTGGTTCAGGTGGTGGTGGCAATGGAAATGGTTATGCAAAAGGTTCTGGCACCGCCAATCAAGGATACGCTGGCGGTAATGAGTATTCTGGAAATCCTTATGTTGGCGGCGGCGGCGGCGGTGCAGGCGCAGTTGGCACTAATGCCACTAGTGCTAACAATGGCGTTGCAGGCGGTGCTGGTGTTGCCACTTCAATTACTGGTTCATCAGTAACTTACGCAGGCGGTGGCGGTAGTGGAATTGGTAATTCCTCAACTGCATTAGGTGGTGCTGGTGGTTCAGGCGGCGGCGGTGCTGGTGGTAACAACACGCCATCATTGACAAATGGTACGGCTGGTACTGCCAATACTGGCGGCGGCGGCGGCGGTGCAGGTAGTACTAATTCTAGTGCAAGCGCAGCAACGGGCGCAGCAGGTGGATCAGGTGTAGTCATCTTGCGCTATCCAGACACTCGCACAATTACAATTGGCGCAGGTTTAACTGGTACTACATCAGGTGCCTCAGGTGGATACAAACGCACAACACTAACGGCTGGCACAGGAAATGTGAGTTGGGCATAATGGCACATTACGCATTTTTAGACGAAAACAACATTGTCACTGAAGTTATTGTTGGCATTGACGAGACAGAAACTATTGAAGCATTAGATCCAGAGACTTGGTATGGCAATTTTAGAGGTCAAACCTGTAAGCGTACAAGTTACAATAACAACATCAGATTCAATTATGCAGGTATCGGTGACACATACGATGCGGCCAGAGATGCTTTTATATCGCCAGAGCCAGAAGGCAATTTAGGATTTGATGAAACAACTTGCCGATGGATAATGCCGGAAATAAATAGAAATGCAGATTAGCGCAAACGGTTGGCCCGCTTCCAAGGATCAGGCTGAGTTAGGGATTAAGTCTTATCCAGTACCGGGCACGGCAATCAAATTGCGTTGTGCGGAAGCGGTTGCACCCTTGCTCATTGGTTTAGCTGCCGAATTCCATGAACTGATTGAACCCCTTGATGTGGATGCACTTGACGATTGGGGATATTGTTATCGGCCAATCCGTGGAGAAACTACAAAACTTAGCAATCACTCATCAGGCACGGCTTTAGATCTAAACGCCTCCAAGCATCCCTTGGGGCAGACCAATACATTTGACCCATTGAAGGTTCCGATGATTCGGGCCCTTGCTCACAAATAC